CTTAAATTTAAACCATCTTTTTGTCTTTAGTCCAATAATATACCAAGTTCTATTGGATCGTTTACAACTTATAACATCTGCTTCACTGGGATGCTCTGTACCAATCGGATGAGAATGTATTACAGCATGGATTCTTCCATATCTATCCTCCGTCTCAGCCCAATCCAAAGGGTCTAACAAGAACTGCAAATCATTATGTAAAGCTAAGTTCTTACAGGGAATATACTTATCTTTATTCAAATAATTAACAAGAAGTCCACATGATTCTCTAGGTGCTTCCTGTTTTGCATGAACAAGAGCATCTTCTTGCCATGTCATTGATTAATAAACGTACCAACACCAGGAAACAGATCTCTTGTAACTACTCTTTTAGGAAGTTGTAGATTAATCAAATCAAGTTCAGATGCTAATTCAAACTGTACTACTTCTCTGTTCTCAACTACTTTTCTATCTATAAAATAAATTTCTTGTGGTAGTTCTTGTGTTGTATCAGGAGTTCCGAATGGATTTGTACCGCCTGTAAAATTTGCAGCATCTAAATACCTTGCCAATGTTCTAATCCTTGTAAATTTTGCACCATTAAGATCATTATTGGCAGTGACAGCATTAACAGTGGCAAACAAGGCAGTGATAGTTCCTAAAATGTTACTTATTGTAAAGGTAGGACGAGGGATAGATTTAGACGCTCCATCAAATTCAAACCCTTCTGCCTGACAAGGAAACTTTTGATATGTATTACCTTGCCAAATGATGTCTGTATTATCTAATTTATTTGTACCTGCATGAAACCTCTGCACATCTGTAGATCCATGCAATGTACTATCTAAGGTCAAGGTAAAAAGTTCAATAATAGAACTTGGATTAATTTTCTGTAGTTCTGATACTGGTATTGGCATTATGGTTCAAATACTTCTCTAAATGTTACCTGCACTCTTGCACGATTTAGATATGGTATTGATTTATTCCATGATTCGCAGACAAATTGAGAAGAACTAGATTCTCCAGGTGGTGTAAAGGTAAAGCTGGCACTATCAACTGCTCTGGCATCTAAAAAAGTTTCAATCGTATCTGCATCTGTCTCTGATACCTCAAAAGTTAAATTAAATATTTTAGGGTTTTGATTTAGGCCAAAGAGTAATCTATGTTCATAACCATCACCAAGTTTTACTGTTTTAGTATTAGGTTTTGATCTTTTCTGAACTCCGTAGGTTGGGGTAATCGAGGGAAAGGTAGCCATTATGCAAGTAAACCTCCAGGACGTTTTTGTTTAATTAATTCAGATTGTATAGCAGTAGCTATAGCAGAGCCAAAAGCATTTGCCTGTTCTTCATCACCTTCAACAGACGAACCAGAAGCATCCACGTTTATGACAATACTTGTAGAACCACCCATTCCACCTAACTGATTATTTGGAATGATAGTTCCTGTCCTATCAGGTACAAATAACTCTGGTCCACGTTCTCCTACTATTGAAGCTTTGCCTACGGGTGGTCTGCCACCATTAGCAAAGTTTGAAAGTCCTAAATTTGCAGAGCCAAAAGATATACCACTAGAACCACCACCTCCAAAAGGATTTGCAACTCCACCTAAAAATTGATTTGCTTTACTAGTAATTCCAAAATTAAACATATTACTAAAAAGACCTAAAAATCCTTTTTGTATTTGTGTAGCAGCCATTCTTGCAGCAGTATCAAGAAAATGATCTGCGATACGATTTAACATGTTTCTAAACGCTTCGCCAACAGTCATTGTTCCTTTAATAATTCCACTGAATGATTCTTGGAAGCCATCTCTTATAGCAACGCTTAAATCTAAAATCTGACGCATTGGATTTAACATTTCTTTTAATTCATCAGCAGGTGCTCTAAATTCAGCTAAAAATCTTAGCTGTTCATTTACTAATTTTGTATTTTCTAAAAACTCTCTTTGTACTTGATTATCATCTCTAAAGACAGCAGCAGTAGCAATACCTTCAAATCTAGTTTGTTCTTTTGCTTTATTGGCAGCAATAATAGACTCTAAGCCAAGACCACCCTTGGCTGCTCTTTCAAATTCTTTTCTTTTCTTTTCTCGTTTATCTGCTTCTCTATTTCTTTTTCGTGACTTTTCTAATATTGCATCTTCTAATGCCAGTTGTGCTTCAAGTGGACCTTTAGTTGCCAATGTCTGTAAAAGTTCTCTTCTCTTTTCTTCACTAATTTCACCTTGTAATTGTTCAATTTTGCCTAAAACCGAACCAGTATCTTGCAAACCAGCCAAGACTTTAAAGGTTTCTATTGATCCAAAAGCTCTTAATAAACCTAGACCTCTTTCTGCTCCAAATGTTTTAATAGTTTCCGCTAATTTAAGAGCTTCATCGTTAGTAATATCGAAGTCTCTTGCTAATTGTTTTATACTTTGCCTTGAAAATTGTGATTGTATATTCATATTTGCTAA